ACCACCACCGCCGCCGCCAGCAACTACAAGGTAATCAACAGTAGTTACACCAGTAGGGCAAGCCCACGTACCAGACGCAAGGAAACGCCTGCACAACGGTGACGATTCCACCACCGCCAACAGCCAACGCTTGCATAATCTTTGAATAAGCAAACATTATTAAACCCTTATGGTGTGTAACCTTGAGCGATAGAGCCGTACCAGTTAGTACCGTCAGCAACAAAAGTCAAAATATCCATCTTGCCAGCAGTAGCCGTAATAGTAGGAGCACCAGCAGTACCAAACTTAACACCAGTAAACGTAGCAGTACCGTTACCAGTTGATGCAGCTTGCTTTAACAATAGAATGAATGACTTACCAGCAGTCGCAGTAGGCATCGTGAACGTACAAGCCGTAGAAGCTGTAAGAGTAGCTGTTTGAACTGTACCGTTAGTTAATGACAATGTATTTGACGTTGTAACTGTGCCGATAGACACTACGCCTTCGGTATAGTTATTAACTGTTGGATTAGTCAATGTAGAGCTAGTCGCTGTAAGAGCACTAATAGATGCACTTGTTGACGTTAAAACAGGTATAGATGCACTTGTAGCTGTTAAAACACCAATAGAAGCACTAGTTAACGTAAGTATTGATGCACTACTAGTAGACTGCAATTTATCTGAATTTAAGTTCGTAAAGTTAGCATCAACCTCAGCATAACTAAGAGCAGAACCTTTGCCAGTTCTCGTAACGATCGTAGACATAATTTACCCCTTACGCCAAAGTGACAGTTAGATTCGTGGCAGTTACTTTAAATATATCACCAGTAGATATAGTCTTACTTGTATCCAATGGAGTGTGATAAAGCAGATTACCTGCTGTTACCGCATCACGAATACCTACATGAGTAATTGTTCCCCATGTACTTGTGCATTGTGGATACTCGATTGCAGAACTATTCGATGTAGCACCGTTAGACGGAGCACTAAACGTAATAGCCTGACGAACATACGAGCCACCTGTGACCTCAGTACCAGTATCGGCATCTGTAGGATCGTTAGTGTATAAAGCTAAATAAGTAGTTGTCGGTGCAGTGTAACTCGTAGCACGTAACGTACCGTTAATTAGCGCGTTTTCTAGGTAGTTGCTTATTTCTGCCATGATTTACCTCACAGACATTGACATTGGTTGACCACCGTATTCACCATTTTGGTCGGCAGTAGAAATTGCTGTAATGCTACGATCATATAAAGCCGCCCAAGTCTGAAGTCGTGCATCATTCATCAAATATGGTTCAGCTTCTCCTAATGCCGCATACAGCAAAGCATCAGGATAATTACTTAGGAATACGTTAACAATATTAGTATCAGATAGATACTGTGGTTTCCCATAATATAACATTTGTATACTGTAAACGCTATCTGGAATAGGAGCGAATTGAATCTGTGAAGCCAGAATAGTGTAGTTTACCGGAGCACCAGCATCAGTCGTTCTAGCCTTAGCAAAGAATGTATTAGGAGACATATACGTAACTGACGTTACTGGGTTAGTACGTAGATGTACATCACGCATCTCTAGGAAGTCCGTAGGCAAGCCAACAGTCTCAGTACCACTTGTAGTATTAGCGCGAGCCACAACAAGCATCTGACGCGTTCTAAGGTCTCTACGGAGCCGTTCCTCAGCCAATTGGATAAAGTCCGGTATCTGTGTAGTCAGATCACTACGACCTAAGTAATTTGCTATCGCAGTTTTTAACGAACTGTAATCCGTCATAACTATTTCCCTGAGTTGTGTCTCTCCACAGCACCATCCTCTACATCATCCCATCGGTACTCGTAAGTTCCAATGTGACCAATGTGCATAGACAGACTGTGATCTACATACGTCTGGAATCCACTATCTAGAGCCTTGACGCAGAAATGTACATCTTCGCCAATAATTCCCTTAGAACCCCAACCTACGTCATACCACGGCTTTTTAGTAGCCTCAAATACATCTTTATGAATCATTACTACACCACCACCCACAGCCGTACAAGGCTCAATGCCTTCTTTGCCTTTAGAGTCTATTTTATGCCAAGCATGACTAATAATGTTGCCATTTTCGTCTTTTTCTAGCTGTAGATTCAATGCTGTCGGTAACGTAGGCTTGCGTCTAGTTACTGCATTAACTCCGACAATCGGTACATTCCTGCTTAACAATATCTCTATCGTATCGCTAGGAAACCGCATATCTGAATCAATGAACAGAATGTAGTCACAACCCTCTCTTAACGCAGCTTCAACCAACTTTTCACGCTGATCGAATATCAACGTACCAGCCATTGTGTATAACTTTAAGACTATGCTCACCAGAACCACACCGAAACTTAGAGTCTCTACCGACCATCTTTGCAAGATCAAACGCAAAGCCAGTATGAACCTCATCCCTTGCTGGAACACATACACCAACTGTTATACCCATTAGATATTACCCCTATAGACTTTCCATTGTGCATTATCGGAATCATTGAGCCATCGAGCAAAACCAGCATCATCAACGATAACAAAACCCTTCATAATTCCCTTTTTATTCAAGTCATCAATGACCGTAAAAGGTATTCGAGCTATGTGGTGTAAATCGTTTAGATTTCCTGTTCTTGCCTTGTCTATCTCTCTGATATGGTTGTTACTATCAAGTATCTCAGTAACATCCTGTTTAGTTTCGATGATAATGCCGCCATCACCGTCCGCATGAACAACCTGTTGTCTATAGTCCATAAGTCCTCGTAAATGCCCCCAATCCGAAGATCAGGGGCAGTCTTATTACAGAGCCATGTTAAAGTCAGCAACGATACCGTGAGCGGCTTCGTTCTTAACTTCCAATGTGCACTCAACCAAAATCTGAGTCTTGTCAGAATCACCAGCTTTTGCAAGCTCGTTAGTCATAAACGGACGCAGATAAGCGATTGCAGCGTACTCAGGATCAAGTACCAAAGCATCGCGTGTACGCATGAAACGATTAGGAACAACGCTCATTGAACCGAAGTCCGACAAGTAAACGTCAGCAGCACCAACGATAGTAGCTTGCGAACCACCGTTACCACCATTGACGTTATAACGATAATTTGACAGACCTGTAAAACTCGAAACCTTCTGCTTACCCAATGCACCAACCATCAGAATCTTAGGTACGCCACCAGATACGAATACCTCTGAAACCAATGATTTCAGCAGAGCTTCAGTAAATGTACGTGCTGTACCGTCTGTACGAGTCGATACACCGATAGTTGTAGGATCAGCACCACCACTACCAAAATCAGTATTAGTCTTGATCCACGACAACAACGAACCCATCTTACGAGCAGTAGAGTTAGTAGTACCAGCCGAACGACCTTGATTGCTCAAAAGGATGGTTTCCAGATCTCGTTTGATTTCTTGCGAAGCCTTAGCCAATTGATAAGCCTTCTCAGACTTACGACCTGCTTTGTTAACTGTATCCAGAGTGCCAGAGACTTTGATAGTCTTTTGCAGAATCTGAGTATAGTTACCCAAACGAGTAGTTGGTGACAATGTAGCGTCAGAAGCGTCAGCACCTTCAACAGCAGCGTTGTTGGTAGTTGCAGCAGCCAACGAGTCAGTTTGCCACTCGTGATAAACAGCAGTAGCTTTAGTCTTGCCGATGGAACTCATGAATGGAGTTTCAGTAGGCGAAATGTCGTAAATTACATCGGTCAAATCTTCACGCTGACCAATTGCGTCATAAGCATTATAAATAGCCATGATTTAATTCCTTATAAAAAGCGTTCAAATACACTTGCTGCATCGCGGACACTTCCGCTTGATCTAGCTCGTGCCTTTAGTTTCCTTGTTTCTTCAGCGTTACTATCTCTAGGTTTGCTTACGCCAGACTTAATCGCTTTCGGAGCCTCATTCACCTTCTTGGTGATAGCTGGCTTACTTGCGACTAACTTGTCGTACTGCATAGCCTTATACAGAGTTAGTACAGCCCGACTATCATAGACAGCCGCTAATTCGTTATCAGAGAATCCAATCTGCTTACCAAAGGCACGAATATCATTTCTGATTGATTCACCTTTAGTTGGATCAGTAAATTCAGGGATATAAGCTGTCAGTTTCTGCATTTCCTCAGCCACTACGGACTGCATCTGTGCCTGTCTATCTTGTTCCTGTTGCTGAATGATTCGTGATCTCTCAGCCTGAACAGCAGACAACTGCTTATCTCTCTGAACCATCTCAGCTACCTTTACAGAGTATCCAATAGGATCAGTCTCTTTCAGGTACTCAAGATTTTCCTCTTGCTGAGGCTGAAGCATTTGCTCAATCATCTCTAGACGTTGCGCGTACGTATCACGCATCTGTTTAGCTTCTTGAACTGCTTGTCGTTCAGCTTCTACTGCCTTACGATCCTCAGCTACTGCTTGCGATTTCTTGGTGTAATCCGTGCCAAGTTGATATGACTTGATAAGCTCATTAAGCGTTACCTCACGTTCTTCTCCAGCCGCTTTGACTCGATACGTGGGTTGCTCTTGCTCATCACCATCTTCATCTTGTTCTACCTCAGACTCATCGTCTGATTCGGCATCGCTTTCGTTAGCTTCTGGCTCATGGTCTGGTTGTCCGTTATCGGAGCCTTCGTCACGTTCCATCATGCTCAAGAAAGCGTTAGCTGCACCTTCTACCGTTAACTCTGCATTTCCCTGTTCGGGAGTCGTGCTTTGAGTATCGCTCATTTATGTTTCCTTAATTATATCGCCAACCGGACGATTCGGACTACAAAATCTTTAACTTTTTTTCATCAATTAGCTTCTGATCTGCTAATCCTTGAATATAATTATCAATAGACTCTAGGACTCTAAGACGCAAATACGACTGCTCACGTACCTCTATATCGCCATAATCACTATTTAAGAACTTGGCTAACTCCATACCTCTGAGTTCTTCCATCATCTCTATAAAGTAATCGTCTCTTAATAGGTTTAATGCCCAGTCTGATTTCTTCACGCCATACCTCTAGTCAGAGAGCCTAGTTCACGTAAAGCCTTGAGTGTTAACTCAGACTGCTTATTCTTAGTAGCCTCATCAGCCAAGTCCATAGCTAGTACAGCCTGTAGTTGCTTAACTGCTAACTCAGCTTCTCTAATGCGCAGATCAGCCGTATCACGCTGATTCTTCATCTGCATCTCTATACCTTTGCGGGTATATTCGGCTTCAAGTGTTTGCTTCTCAAGGTCAAGTTTTGCCGCATCGATTTGGCTCTTAGCCTGAGTCTTTTCTCTTTCAACCTGAGCCAGCATCTCAGCAACCTGTGCCTGTGCGTCCGGAGTAGGAGGCTGTGGCTGAGAAAATGCAGCATTTTGTTCCGGAGTGATCTCATTCATAAACTCGTTAGCATCTTTGAAACCTGCCGATTCAATGAACTTCGCTAGAGTATTGCGATATTGACCGATAGATACCAATGGATTAGATGGACCATATTGCTGAATGATCTGCTCTTGCTTCGCTAGAACCATCTGCAACATAGCTAACTTCTGATCTCTGTCACCTGAACCTAGACCAACATTGATACTAATATCGTACTGATTAGCCCATGTTCTAGGATCAAACTCAACGTATTTACCACGCATACGAACAACACGAGGCTTGTCCTGATACTTGCCCAATAGATGCAAGATGCCTTTAAACAGACTCTTTACGCCAGTCTCAGCAAAGATACGAGCGATTAACTCTAGCTTGCCTGAGTTTGACTTCATCATTGCAGCCACAGCCGTAGCCGTAACATTGTTTAATACGTCTGGATCAAGTCCTTGTTGTGCGTCAGATACACCAGTACGTTTAGCCTGAACTGCATCCAAGTATTCCAGCATTGGCATAGCTTGACCGAATGTACTCTGTACCGATAATGGAACCAAAGCATTAGGACTTTTTAATCTGATAACTCCACCCGGTGTAGCATTAAGGAGATCGTCGATGTTGACTTGTCCGTCAACCGCACCCATTCTAGAGTTGTTGGTAAGATACAGATTGTCTAGGCTTTGTCGTGTAATTGTGGACTTCTGAAGCTGAATATCCATTGTCCGATCAGCCAAAGACTGACCAAAAAACTTATGCGGGATTGGTATAGGACAAATGGAATGGAACGGAACATAGTCTGTTTCCTCATCTTCCAGTATCTCAAAGCCACACCAGACGATACGGCGTAACTCAGCAATACCGTCATCATCCTCATCAATGCGTATATAGCACTCGTATATCTCTAGCACTTGCATTGAGAAGTCTAGACTAGTGTTCTGATCTGGCTGTTCACCATTAGGGAAACGAGCAATACGCTCACGATTGAACGATAGATCATTAAAAGTTGGCAACTCGTCAACTATATCTTTATCGTAGCCAATAGCACTTAACTCTGAGCGAGTCATCAATCTACGATGAGCCAAAAACGGAGAATCTTCAATACTCTTAGCTGACTTGCTAATTAGGAATTCTTCAGGCGGTACGTTCTCAATCTTGACCTGACCTGATTTATTAGTTTTCTGAACAGATACGTTATATGTAGGAATCTGCACTACATTACCCATACTGTCCGACATTTCCGTATATTCTACTTTTTGCTTCTTGACCTTTAAAGTCTGATCAGATAGCAAATATGCAAGTTCATCCTCGGATAGATTCTTGTATTCTTCTTTAGTTACGTCTGTTTTCTCATCCCAATATGATTTAACTACGCCAACCTTTTGCAGCAAAGCATCCTTAAACCAATTGTGAAGAATAAGCGTTCCATCATTCTCACGATAGAAAACCCAATTACAGTATTCCGTAGCCTGTTTAGCTGATTCTTCGTCTTTCGGACCTTTAGGCTCAAAATAGACAATATCTTCAGTAGTCGTAAAGACTCGCATTAACTGTGGCAATGCACCATCAATAGCCTCAGCTACCTCACCAGTTACGATCTGACTGCGACCTTCCTGTTCGTTACCGTATGGACTACGTAGGTAATACTCTAACGCTCTACGACGATCTTCCGTAGTCTCCGTATTGAGATAACCAATAGCATTATCAATCTCATTCTCGATAATGCCTTTTACTGTGCCTTCGTCCATCATATGCGTTTCCTCTTAGGATTTTCGCAATTATACAATCCATTTTGTGTTAATGGGCAAATCTGACTGCCACGAACTCTCATTATCGTCAAGACTTATCGCCAAATAGCGAAAGGAATCTGAAGAATGACTGCTCCAGTCGTGTAGCGGCTTGTCGTAGAATACTTGTTGTCTCTCGTTATATTCCCTACGATAGTTCCTAAGAGCATCTAGCCCTTGCTTAGTCTTATGATCGAACCAGCATTGCGGTAATAGCCTTCTAACGGCTTGTATACCGTCTGCAATCGATAATCTAGGAGCTACTGTTATATCCAGTCCAGCTTCCATCAAAACCTCTTTACGGCTCTTTCCTGTACCTAGTTCTCTTACTTCCACATCGTGAGGAAGGAACTGCGTGAAACCTTCGTAGTCGTTATCTTTGAGCCAGCGTATATACCAGTCCAGACCGACTCCGTGGTTTTCCGTGTAGTCAATGAGTCGCACTTCTTTTCCAACCACCTGAGCAACCCACAGAGAAGTAGAATCAGACATCCCCAAATCCCAAGCAACATAAGACTTGCATAAGTCATCACGCTCAATAGTGGTGATTCTGTTCTTCGCCTCAAGATCGTTGATAATCTGCCCATAATATGAACCCTCTACGGCTGCATCAAAGCTGCACTCAAACTCTTGGTTATACTTATCATCGCCCATTTCATTACGAGCGTCTTTGAGTTCTTTATCCGCTAGTATCCCTGTATCACTAGCTTTAAACTCTAGTAATGCCCAACCTTCGGCAGTCTTAGCCCTGTCTCTGAACTCTGCGAAATGGTTCCTGCCTTTAGGTGTACCAATGAATAAGCACCACGTAGGAGCCTCATCAGTATTTCTATCTGCTAGTGCTGGACGTATGACCTCATTCCATATCTTAGGGTTCTGGTCGCCTATCTCGTCAAGGATAACGCCATCAAAATACTGCCCACGCAAGCTATCAGCATTATCGCTACCGTAAAGGCTAATCCTACGACCCCAAAAGTCAACTCTAAGTTCGCTGATATTAGCAACAGCCCCAAGAGGACGAGTAAATTCCAGCAGGTAATCCCAAGCCACACGTTTGGATTGAGCATAAGTTGGAGCAATATAGGCAAATCGTGGGTTTTGTTTAGTGCACTCAATGGCAGCCTTGATTAGATGGTTAATCGCGCTAACAGTCTTTCCCATACGACGATGAGCAACTACTACTGTAAACCTATGCTTGTCTACCGCCTCATGAATCAGCCTTTGCTGTTCTCGAGGCTTATAAGCGATCTCGATTACTTCTGCCATGTAACTACGTGCTGCTGAGGAGCACCATCAACGCCACTTATCTCAGTCCTAGCCAGCTTAGGTATATGGTACTCACTTAGCTTATTCATTAGATCAAGTGCCTTATAAGGATCGTCTTGAGCCACTTCATTAAGCCATCTGTCCATATTAGGAGCATTGCGCTCTAATAGATTAGCAATAGCCTCTCTTACTACGGCTGTTGACTTATTAACCGCGCCTTTAGGTCTACCCTTACCCATATTAGTAAGATTAGCAGCGCGTGTATCTTCGTCTATTTTACTGATGTTATCTGTTTCCATTTTTGCATTACCTCTCTGGATGTCATGCGTAATACTTATCGTACACATCCGGTCTATTAGTCTTTTATCCAAGCTCTAGGTTCCTCATGACACTTAGCAAAGTCCATTCCAACAGTCTGACATCCTGCATGATGAACATAACCCCTACTGACAAAATGCAAAAACCCTGCTTTGCCTAGATCATGACATATTATATTGTCTGAATACCAATTAGTGCTAGGGAATTGTGCCACATCCCATGCCTCTTTACTTATAGCCGCAAAAATAGGAGCAATCACATCAGTCATCTTAATATGTAACTCGCTCTCCCACTTTAACGCTGAAAATACGTCATCTTCCTCAGCTACTCGTATATTCTGTGCTGGTAGTACGTAATCTGATCTTGCACCTAAGAATCCAACCTTAAATGACTTGCTGACGTACTTGTAATCCGCTTGCATCTTCTCAATAGTATCGGGAGCCAATACTACATCGTCATTAGCAATGATTAGTGAATCGTAATGCCCTGTATTGAACGCATAAGAGACAATTGAGTTATACGCATCTCCGAAATTGGTAGCAGTATTTGGTCTGAATATGACTCTATCATTGCCAAGTCTATTTCTAACTTCTCCCCACAACTCCAAACTATTTGCACTAACGTAAACTGGCAACTCTCTTGCATATTGGTTAATACTTTCCAGTAATACGTGGATACTTGGACTGCCTACCGTAGCAATTACGATTGCTTGCAAAGAATCACCTTCATGGAATCTACTGCTCTAGGAGTACGCATAATTTCCTGATCGGGAATGTTTTTATCCATCATTTCCTGACCTAATTCTGACAGCTTGAACTCCATTGACGATAGGTTAAATCTATCCTTCCATCCTAAGTACCAATGCCATTCTGTATAGTACAGCCAGCTATTCTCGTTAAACGCTCTAACGTGGGTAGGGTCTTGCCATGCACCTAAAGATAGCTCATACGGTACGCTAATGTGAAACTCACCACCAACCTCTAGCAAGTCCTTACAGTTAGTCATTGCAGCCACTAAGTCAGGTATATGCTCTAAAACGTCATTTGCGACGATTGTTTTAAACATTCCCTTTTCTATCGTTACCTTGCCAAATCTAGGACTGTCTATAACCTGACCAAACTCGACCTTAGATATATCTACCCACCAGTCAGGATTGACTCTAAGCAATATGTCAGCATTAAAGTAAGAATCTTTCCAGTCCTTACCAGAACCTAGATTAAGCGTTTTAGGCAGCATTAGACCAATTCAGTTATAGAGAAAGTCGAAGCTGTTACAGTAGAGTCTTTGATTACTGCAACTTTTTCACCAGCTTTTACTGAAAAATAAAACGGAGCATTAGGAAC